CTACCCGACATTTGCAGTACCGGAAATGTGTGCATCCGACACATGTTTTCCCTTTTCGATTGTCATTTGGCGAATCTGTTCTTTAAGCCTTCCTATTTCTTCTGCCTGCTCTCTTATTATAGACAAGAAAGATTCAGTGGTACTATTATTTGTTTCCTCATGAAGTATATTGTTTTGATTCTTTGCGGCTTTAACTGCTTTCAACTTAGCTTGTGCTTGCTCTTCTGTCATTTCCCCCTTAATAATTGGCAAATCTGATTCATAGTAAGTTTCTTCAATTATAGGATTCCCTTCCCCAGTAAATAACCATCGAAGGTTGATGAATACAGAATATCCTGACATTATAAACCTTTTAAAAAAGTCATAGCTTGGAGCAGACTTTCCGCTTACTATATCATAGATAGTTTGGGCTCTACTGTACCCTAATGCATTGGCGAACTTATTTGGATTAGTGTGCAAGATAAATATAACTTCTTCTATTCTTGCAGATATTTCTGTATTTTTTTCTTTCATATCTTTTGTTATTGCAGGATTTTCTGTATATTTGCAGCGTGTTCAAAAAAGAACACCGCGCCAAAGATACAAAAAAGGCGTGTGATTAGCGATTTTTAAGTATAAGATTATGAAAGAGACATTATTGATGAAAGTAAATCCCAAGACGCTGGATAACCTGATGAACGAATTAACCAGTGCCATTATTCAGATGAAAGATGTAGAACCAGTGCAGAATACAAGATTTAAAGATGAGGTCTATACAATGTGTGTATGTTTTCAAGCAGAGCTGCTGCAGACCATTCGGAATGTGGAATTAAAGAATCAATCAAGTAAAGATACTCAGGATAACCCAGCGTGACAACCCGGAAGGCGTTAAGAGACGGGTGACGGTGTGGAAAGACACACGGGAGTGCATGGTTCTTGCGCCGGGGTTCGATTCCCCGGACTCCCTCCAATATTAATCATTAAAATAAGTGAGATATGAACAAGAGGTACATTCACATTACGAAAGCTGACCGCGACTTTATTGCAAAGGCGCTCAACGTGACAGATAAGACTGTTTATAACGCTATCCGTTTTGATGACCGTCGTGGCAACTCCGAACTTTCTGCAAAGATTCGTAAGTTGGCCATGGACCGTGGCGGTATTGTGATGGTTGTTATTCCGGAGGTGGAGGTTTTTCACGACTATGACAAAGTATCCCGCCTATATTGTCCCAATGGTGCTCTTATAGAGCTTGACCGTAAGGATGGTAGCGGCCAGGTAATATTCAAAGGTGAGACTGTGAAAACCTTTGAGCATGTAATGGTTTCGGAGATTGACCACATTAAAGCGTTTGCATCGGCATTGAGATAGGAGGCGGCTATGTTGGTGTATTACGGTAACATACAGTGTATTTCTGCACGTGAGCTCATAGATGGCGGCTATATCACCGAATCCTGTTATAGGAACTGGGTGAACCGTGGTCGTATCAAGGTGGTGCGCCGTGGTGGAGGTGCTGCTGGAAATTGCGCGTTGGTCGCCCTCAATAGTCTGCCTACCGAGTGCCTGGAACGGGTGAAGGAAGATAACCCCGGTGGAACAGAGCAGGCACTTCGCCACTGGATACTATCAAACTATGTGCTGGATCAGGCTGCAGTAGCCTATTTTTTGGATTGGGCCTCTCATTCTTCCAGCAACAGAGCTACAGACGAACTTGCCCGGAAATATGCGGTGAATGCTTCAGTTCTGAATACTTGTATCAAGCTTTATAACAGAAGCAACGATTACCGCAAACTGATGGGTGAAAAATATAACTGGGACATGATGGCCACTACCATCGAGACCTTACGCGAAGACTTTGGTCATGATCTTCCTGCCAGTACCCTGCGTTTCCGCAAGAAAGTGAACGAATACAAGCAGTACGGTTACGAATGTCTGATAACCGGAAAATTCGGCAACCAGAACAAGCGGAAGGTAACTCACATGGACGAACGCCTGGTGATGAGTTTGAAAGTACTTCCCAACCAACCATACGGCAGTGATGTGCATGAAATGTATCTGTCGTTTGTATGCGGAGAACTGGAAGTATGGGATCTGGAAACAGGAGAGATATTCAATCCGGAAAATTTTACGAACAAGAACGGGGAGCCGAAAGAACTGAGCGAAAGCACTATCCGGAACATACTGAACAACCCGGCAAGCCAGCTGCTGATAGAAAAAGCCTTGCGTGGACGTATGGAATTCTATCACGAGCAAATGCCGCACATGCACCGTCATGGTGGTGAGTTCTCCCTGTCACAAATAACGATGGATGACGTGGATTTGCCGCGTCGGATGAAAGGCGGCGAGTATGTGCATGCCTATTATGCTTATGATGCGGTGAGCCAGTGCCGTATCGGGCTGGCCTACGGGCGGGATAAGGATGATGCCTTGGTAGTGGACTGTTTCCGTGATATGTTCCGGCTCATCGAACGCAACGGATGGGGCATTCCAGCCGGTATTGAGGTGGAGCAGCACTTGATGAGCAAGTATAAAGGAGGATTTCTGAAGGCAGGTGAGGTATTTAAGTTTGTGCATTTCTGTGCCCCACAGAACTCACAGGAGAAATATGCTGAAGCTCTGAACGGTGCGTTCAAGACAACCATAGCACATAAGAACCATGAAGGCATTGGCCGCTGGTATGGTAAGGGTGCACGGCGGGTGGATCAGAAGAAAGTGAGCGACAGCAGCAACCACACCTGGGAAGACAAAAAGTATTATACGTTTGAAGAGCTTGTGGCAGATGACCGTCGCGATTGTGAAGAATGGAATAATACGCTTCACCCCAATCAGAAGAAATATCCCGGAATGACCCGTTGGGATGTGCTCGTAGCCAAAATCAATCCGACCCTTCGACCGCTTGATAAACTGACCTTGAGCAGATATATCGGAGAAAAGGTAGATACCAGTATTCGTAGAAATTCTACAGTACGTGTGGCAAATGCGGACTGGTGGCTGAGTGGTCCGGAGGTGCTGGAGCAGCTGGAACCAAACAACCGCAAGGTGACGGCCTACTTCCTGCCGGATGAAGAGGGCAAGCCTACGGATGTCTTCCTGTACCAGAACGACCGCTACCTTGACAAGGTTCGTCCGGTAGTGACTTACAACCGGGTGATGGCAGAACAGACCGAAGAAGACCGGGTAGCCTATACAGAGCAGGCTAAGATTGTGAGTCATTTCAGCAAATACCTCAATGACCACGCCATCGGAAAGGTGGGAACCGGTACACCTGATCAGCCAACGGATGATCCGGAAGAGGAACTGGAACTTCCCCCGGTGGAACTATCCGATGATTTGCCAGCCGATTTGTCGGCAGATCCGGAATCTGATTATGAATGGCACTCCGGAATAAGCGAGGCAATGAGAGCCATCAGTGATATGTAAGAACAGAATTAGAACAACATTAAAACAGCGTTAGAATTATGATTACAGAAGCGCAAAAACAGAAGATTATAGCAGCGATAGCCGGCAACCGTGTGAACTATCCCAGTGATGCCAAGCATGCTGCCTCCTTGGGCATCAGTACGTCTGTGTACAGTGCAATCAAAAACGGACAGACAGACAAAGCCCTGAGCGATGCCAACTGGATAAGCATTGCCCGCAAATTAGGGGTGAACCTCCGTGGTGAAATGGAATGGAAAGCAGCCAAGACCCCGACATTTGAATATATCACAGCCCAGCTGGAGTTTTCACAGCAGTCCAGCCTGTCGGGTATCTTGTGCGACATGCCCAATATCGGCAAGACTTTCACGGCACGTTATTATGTGCAGAGCCACAAGAATGCCGTTTATATCGACTGCTCGCAGGTAAAGACCAAATTGAAACTGGTTCGCAAGATTGCTGCAGAGTTTGGTGTGGACAGTAAGGGAAAGTATTCTGATGTGTATGAAGACCTGGTATATTACCTCCGTTCGATGGAAACCCCGCTTATCATCCTCGATGAAGCAGGCGACCTGCAGTATGAAGCTTTCCTTGAACTGAAGGCCTTGTGGAATGCCACTGAACGCTGCTGCGCCTGGTACATGATGGGGGCAGACGGATTGAAAGAGAAAATCAACCGCTCCATAGAATGCAAGAAGGTGGGTTATACCGAAATGTTGAGCCGTTATGGTGACCGGTACAGCAAGGTGACTCCGGATGATGGCAAGGAGCGCGAACAGTTCTTGAACAACCAGGCACGTATTGTGGCCAAGGTTAATGCCCCGGCAGGTGCTGATATAGCCCAGATTGTACGGAAGACACGCGGTGGTTTGAGAAGAGTCTATACTGAGATTGAAAAACTTAAAATGACAGCGGAATAATGAAGCGTGCGTACAGTCCGAAGGAAATAGCCGCCAAGAAATGGGTTACTCTGCCGTGGAATGAGAAATGGAGCAAACCTTTCGGATTTCCGGCAGAGAACGCTTCGTGGTTCATCAGTGGTGCCAGTGCCAGCGGGAAGAGCAGCTTTGTAATGCAGCTTGGAAAGGAACTGTGTAACTATGGGCCGGTGCTGTACATGAGTTACGAAGAGAAAATCAACCAAAGTTTCCAACGGCGTATGGGTTATTTGAAGATGAATGAGGTGCAGGGCAAGTTTCGCGTGGTGACAGAAGGTAGCCTGGAGGAAGTGATTGCCCGACTGAAAAAACCGAAAAGCCCGAAGTTCATCATCATTGATTCCTTCCAGGTGGCCGGATGGGACTATCCGCAGGCTGTGGAACTGATGGAAACCTTTCCGAAGAAATGTTTCATCTGGATCAGCCAGGAAAAGAAGAGCCAGCCAATGGGTGGCGGTGCTGTAAGATTGAAATATATCTGTGATATGAAGATTCGAGTGGTCGGTTATAAAGCTTATTGCCAAGGCCGCGCCATTGGAGACCCGGGAAGCTATTATGTGGTATGGGAAGACGGAATCATTCAAACAAGTAATAATTTACCAAAGTGATTATGGATAATAACGAAAAGGCTTTTGAAAGCTACACCGGAACAGAAGTGTTCCAGATTCTGCTGGACGGAAGTTCCAGCAGGGCAGTGTTGGATGACTGTCTGGAGCGAAACATCCAAAGTGACCTGAAAGTGAGAAGAGCGAAAACGCCCGGTCATGTCGTAATAGAAACGGGTGATGTATTATTTGCACGTAATGTGCTGATTTGGAATCCAAGTTGTAAAGTCAACATCAAAAAGAAGTGATATGGAAAAAGACAAAGTTTACATCAGTGGGGCAATAGCCCACTACAATATCGATGAGCGCAAAGGTGCGTTCCTCGATGCTGAAAACAGATTGCGTGCTATGGGGTTCAATCCGGTGAATCCATTTAAAAACGGACTTCCGGATGAAGCGCATTGGAGAGAGCACATGCGGGCGGATATACGCCTGTTGCTGGATTGTGAGTATATCTATATGCTGAAGGACTGGGAACTGAGCAAGGGAGCCAAACTGGAGCTTGATGTGGCCAGTTCGTGTGGCATTAAAGTATTGTTTGAATAACCTTTAAATTGTAGAATTATGAATGATATTGAAAAAGTTTTCCGTGGACTGGGTAGAACCAAGAAAGTTGAGTTTGTCTCTGAAAATATTGAATACGCATCCGCACATGCTGTTGCGGAGTATGTAAAAGGCTATCTGTTTGATGTGCTAAATGATCTTGGCGATGACGATTATGTGGCATCGTATTTAAAAGACAAGGGATATGAAGTAACGAAGAAGGATACTGATAAGTGAAAATGATATGGCACAGGAAGTAACCAATTTCGCCCGGTTCTATGCATTGTTCAACAAGCTGCCCTGTACAGGAGACCGGGAAGAATTCAAGAAAAGCATTGTGCAGCAGTATACGTGGAACCGGACGGACAGTCTGAAGGAAATGACAGCCAAGGAGTATGAAGCCTGCTGTACGGCTCTGGAGAAACTGAGCGGACAAGACGAATGGCGACAGAAGCTGCGTGAGGAGCTGCGGCGGAAACGGAGTCTCTGTCTGAACCTGATGCAGAAGCTGGGCATAGATACTTCCGACTGGGCACGAATCAATGACTTCTGCAGTAATCCCCGAATAGTCGGCAAGGCGTTCAGACAGATTACGGTGGACGAACTGGATGAACTGGCGGTAAAGCTTCGGTCCATACAACGGAAAGGCGGCTTGAAGCCCAAGAAAGAAAAACAAACGATTAACCCCGTGAGCATGGTATCACTCATTCAGATTGACCCTGATGCTCCGGCAAACTGATAGGATATGGAAAATAGAAACACAAAGATTTTAGAGAATCTGAAAAAGGAAATTAACCTGCTTGCCTCTGATATGGAGAAGCAGGATGCAGCCGAGTTTTATAGCGAACTGGCTGACTGGGCATACGCCAACGGAGAGGCTATGCTGATGGAAGATGAACCTGAAATGCAGGATTATGAAAACCAATAACCCCAAAAAACAAGAATCATGGAAGAAATGAAACAAACGACCGTGGTAATGACGGCAGAGGAAAAGGCGGAATTTGAAGCCTTCCAGAGAGAAAAAGCAAAGAAAGCGGCAGAGGAAAAAGCCAAGAATGACCGCGAAATGTACAAACAGATGGTGGATGAGGAGATAGCCAACTCCATTCCGGTACTGCTGGGCATCAGTGAGCAGATCAAGGCAAGCAAGCAGACTGTGATGGACAACTTCAAAACCATTCTGGAAATGAAGGCAGACCTTTTCAAGACCAAGGTGAAGGATGACCAGCGCAGCCATACCTTTACTAACAGTGAAGGCGACAAACGAATCACGCTGGGTGTGTATGTGACCGACGGTTACCGTGACACGGTGGAAGACGGTATAGCCATTGTGAAGGAATATATCGAAGGCTTGGCCAAAGATGAAAAGACCAAGGCACTGGTGAGCATGGTGCTTCGTTTGTTGGCCCGTGATGCCAAGGGTACGCTGAAGGCTTCACGCATTGTGCAGCTTCGCAAAGTGGCCATGGAAACCGGAGATGAACGTTTCATTGAAGGTGTACGCATCATTGAGGAAGCCTACCAGCCGGAAGTAAGCAAACAGTTCATCCGTGCTGAAATCAAGAACGAAAACGGAATGTGGAAACCTATTCCACTGGGAATGACAGAATCATAAATTATAGAACTATGATACAAGAAGTGGAGAAATCTCCGAAAGTAGCCCTGTGCCGTGCTTGCCACGGTACAGGTAAAGTGAAGAAAGTTGTAGAATATCCCTCTCGGATCTTTGGAAAGAAGCGAAGCGAAACCGTTGAGGAAGTCTGCAGACAGTGCGAAGGAAGTGGCCGGGTAATGGTAAGCGCAAAAATGACGCTTGACATCCGTCCCTATAAACCTAAAGTAAAACCATCTATGAACGATTAAACCTATATGGGAAAGCGGCACGGAGTTAGTTATCAGAAGCGTGTAGCAGAAGTAAACAGGATATATGACCATTATGCCAGTCACGGTGTACCGAACCGTGAAATATGGCGGCGGTACATATATCCTGTGTATGCTATTAGTGAGCGTACATTCTACAATATGCTTAAAGCGTCCGCAGACCCTAAAAACGATTTGCCGGACGATACGGTACAATTGAAATTTAACTTTGACTGGGAATGAACGAAGACGTTAAAAAAGTAGTGGCCCGGATACTGAAAGACATTCAGGTGGAAATGAGCGATGAGTTTGACAAGAACTTTGAGCGGCAGGCTTTTTTCAGTGAAAAATGGCAGCGGCGGAAAAGCCCCATCCGGGATGAAGGCAGAGCCATACTGACAGATACCGGGGCGCTTCGGAAAAGTATTGGGAGCCGGACGACGGAAAACAGCATTACCTTCTTTACTTCTCTGCCCTATGCGGCCATTCATAATGATGGTGGTGAAATAGTGGTGACAGGTCGGATGAAGCGTTTCTTCTGGCATAAGTATTATGAGGCCACCGGGTCGTTCGGGAGAAGAAAGGACGGAAAGCTGCGGAAAGACAAACGAAATGCCCGGCTTGATACAGAAGCCGATTTTTGGATGTTCATGGCTTTAAAGAAAGAAGGAAGCACCATCAAGATACCCCGCCGCCGTTTCCTCGGCACATCGCCTGAAGTGGAAAAAGCCGTCCGTGAGATTGTAGAAGAGAACCTAACAGAGTATTTCACCATTGAATATAATATCATAAGAAAATGAGAAAAGAACTTTATCGGCTGCTTTGCAGCGAACTGAAGGCCATTGACCTTATCAAGCACATAGACTTGTGGAACCACAATGTGGAGTTCATCGAGCAGGAAGAGAACTGGGAGCGTCCGGCTGTCTTTGTGGAATTCTGCCCTATACAGTGGAATGCGATTGTTCCCGGTGTGGAATACCGGGCAGAACCTTTAATCAAGCTGCACATCGTGACAGACTGGGAAGGTTCGAGTGCTGATGGAAGCGAGCTGCAGGAAGATGCGCTGAAGGTGTTTGACCTGCCCGGGCTGATTCATGCCAGACTTGCCGGCTTGAGTGGGGAAACCTTTCTGGAGCTGGATTTGGTGGAGAGTGATACCAATCACAACCATGAGGATATTGTGGAAAGTATTGAGGTGTATCAGTGTGTGGCCATCAAGCGGATGCAATAGTCGTCATTATTAGAAACGAAAAGCCGTGGACGTATAAATTACCGTCTGCGGCTTTTCTGTTCAATACAGGCAAAGTAAACGCCATCAGGCGGCCTCTTTCTTGTAAAGCATCATATCCGTGTAAGAAGAGCTGTAATTCATGTGAGCATTGAATTCCACCTTTGTGCAGTTTTCAAAAGGATTACCCAAATCCCTATTTCTACCTATCCATTCGCACAACTCCAGAATTGAAGATTTGTTGGAAGTGAAATATACGTATGAATGTCTCTTCAGTACATTCAGCACATCCAGGTAGTCGGCCATATTCCAGTACATGTTATAGGTTCCTACGTCAGTGGACAGATAGGGCGGATCAACAAGAAATACTACCCCAGGAATATCTTTATACCGGTTGAACACTTCCTTGTAATCGCAGGATACGATTTCCAACCCTTCAAGATAGTCCGTACATTCCGGGTAGCTGGTCTTACGTATGTTGTTGTATAAAGCTTCCTTCCGCATATCCTGAACAGACAGTTTGTATTTCATGGAAAACAAGATAGAGGAGGAGAGGGTAATGAAATCCACATATCCGGTGGTATTCTCTTCCTGCTCGATGCGGCTGAATATTCGTTCACGCAGTTCTCCTTTAATGATTTTATGACGTGGTACGGAATTCCCTACCATTTCGCGAATGTCAGCAAGCAGCTGATTCGTTTGCGGAATGTGCTTCATGCGGAAGCGGTAGTTATCAAAGTCATTATAGATAACAGTAGAGTGGGGCTTGAGGGATTTGGTAATGTGAGACAACAATCCGGAGCCACCGAACAGGTCAACAAACAATGTCCCATCCGGATATTGCTCCAGCACTTTCATGAATTCCTTGGCGAACATACGCTTTTGCCCGACAAATGGGAGAGGGGCTGACAGATACATCTTTCTCATACGTTCAATTCAAATTTTACATTTTCATTGCCGGCAAGCAGCTGCTCTGTTTTGTCGATGTTGTTTTCGTAAATATGCACGTTCCCCAGATTCAGGGTGATGGATTTTAGCGGCAACTCAATCTGCCTTGATATTAGGTACAAATGATAAATATCTGCCGGCAGTCCTAAATTTGCATCACTGCTTCGCTGATAGGCGGTCATGACCAGTTCTCCTTGCTCTATCTGGAACTGAACAAGACTAAGGCATGGAGCCTGGTTACTTTCTGTTCCTGTAGATCCGAGAAACAATATATAGTTTTTGCTGTTCCTTTTTTCCCTGTTTATGCGTTCGATGAGTGGCGGCAGTTTTTCAAAATAGGTTGGGTAGCTGTTCACAAGGATTGAGCCGCAGTAGTCCCACCAGTTGATGCCGACCTCTCTGTATCTTTCCACGTTGCGCTCCCCTCTCATAAACAGTTGTAGCTCGTTTTTTAACTTCTTCCGCGCTATGGTATGCCCTTCGAATATATCAAGAAGGTCGGCAGGGAGCAGCGTCAGCTGTTCATTCAGCAGGTAGCGGATATTCCCTTTCTTATTGCTTTGCATCTTTCCGGATGAAAGCACCTTGCCTAAGATTTGATAATATTTGTTCATGATATGAATGTTGTTTATTGCGATACAAAGGTAGGGTAGGGGAATTTGCCTTTAGTGGGAGGAAGCCCTGATTACACTGCACACAAATTGCAGTCGGTTTTAAAACGCCTGATCAGGTCATATACCTTTCGCTCACTGATGCCATATCGTAGGGAAAGCGTTGCTACGATATAAGACACTTTTTCACCATTGGTATGCAACTTGTTATATTCATTATATAGTTCTATATATTGCACATCATCGGGTCGTATGCCCATGTAATGGCATGTTTTTAAAAGCTCCCTGTTCAATTTTAGTATCTCAATTACTTTCATATCCAGTTAATTTTTGTACATTTGCAACATCTCACTTACTTTTGATTTAAAAAACGCATCCAGTGCGCGGCGAGGGCATTGCCCCCGGTCGTGCGCACTGGATGCGTTTAAGTTAAAAGTAGGTGAGATGATTTTTAACAGGCCGGGGGCTTTTTTTATCCCTCCCCCGAAGGGATTGTCAATCATTCAACCTGGTATAATTCCAAATTGAACTTATCCTTCTTCTTCCAGCCTTCAGCCAGAGCCTTCTGGATATACCTTACCGCTTTCGTATAGAAGTCCTTCAATTCATCCAAATTATCAAAGGTTTGGTATTCGGGCTGTTCATCCGAACCGAATTTGAATGTAACTGGAAGGGTCTCTCCGCCCGTCTGAACAGCCAAGTCGTATGCTGCCTTATAGTTATACTGATTCTCCGTAGAAAGCCATACAGGGGCATCCTTATACACGAATCCGGACAGGATAGCTGCATCAGTCTGGCTGTTATACCAGGACATAACCAATGTGCGGATTTCTTCATCAGTGGGCTTATGGCTGAACTCTTCTTCCATGTAGGAGGCAGAGCCGTCCTCTTTCTCCTGCACATCCCAGCGGATGCGCCATTTGTCTTTAACCGGGTTCGTGCATTCCATCAGCGACACACCGGCACTTCCTTCAACTCTTCTCATGTAAACACGTATTTGGTTCTACCTTTGCCGAAGGTCTCTGTCTTGATGGTCGTTTCAAACGGAAAACCATCCGGCATTTCTTTCACTTGTGCGAGAATATTCTTCATTTCCTCGCTGTTGGTGAAGAATTTCTTTGCCTCGCCGTTCACTTCGATGGCCACAATACAGCGGTCTTCTCCCTGCTCGGTCTTGATACCGGTCTCGAAGTCCTTCACTACAATCGGTAAGTTTACCAGTTCCCGGATACTTACCACCACTCCGGGAAATCGCTTCTTGCCGTCCTCCGGCTTGTAAGCGACATTCAAGTCTTTAAAACTTCTCATTTCTTTGCCTGTTAATTTTTTAAACAACTTATTACAGTCGGCGTGTTTCGTCATGCCGTAGAAACTGGCAATCAGTTCCCGCCGTCTTTTTCTCGATTTTACCTCGTGCATCTTCCGGGCAAACTTCTGCTTGATACGTTTCCGCAATCTCACATAGTCAGGACGGATAACATAGCCAAGGAAATCAATGCCTTCTTCTACAGGAAACACCCGTTCATTCGGCTTGATTTCCAAGTCTATTTTCTCCATTTGCCCGTGAATAGCATCACGAATCTTCCACAATTCCGCTTTCGTTTTACCGAGTACCAGTCCGTCATCGCAATAGCGATAGTAATAACGGACCCCGTACTTATCCTTCAGATAGTGATCTAAAAATACAGACAGAAGCAGGTTGCCTGCTCCCTGTGAACTGCGCAGTCCGAAGCTGATACCTTCCGGCAGCAGTGTCACGAACCGCTCCAGCAGCACCAACAGCCTTTTGTCCTTGAATATCCTGCGGAAGCACCACATCACAAAATCCTGCCGCACATTGTCGTAGAACCTGCGGATGTCAAATTTGTAGGCATACATCGTGCTTTCCGGGTCTTTTTGCAAATCGGTACGTATGCAGTTCATCAGATCATGAGTGCCACGTCGTTTAATGCTGGCCCCGGTAGTCCGGATATAGCGTTTCTGCAGGTGACGATCCACCACGTTCATTACGGCATATACTGCGATGCGGTCATACATGGATAAAATCTGCAGGATGCGACTTTTGCCATACTCTTTGATTTCCGTCTCATGGTATCCACCAAGTTGAAACGAACCGTTTTCAATGGCAGCAGTAAGTTTGGATATAACTTCCTCCCTATGTGCAAGTAGCTTTTTCCCTTGGATTGATTCCTTACGATCCGTTCCGCGCAGTACGGCATCGAATGCCTCCGACATATTGGAGTATTCGATGATTTCCTCTATGATGTATCCTTCCCTGCGCATACGGTTCTGCTGTTGGTTAGTAAAAACAGAAGATAAGGGCCTTCCTTTCCCCGGGTCTGACTTCTTCGAACTGATAACAGCCTACCAAACTCCACCCGACGCGTGATTTTTCAGCTTTCCACCCTAATGGGTGCTGTTGCTGTGGCTTGCTTCCCTCGGCACCGCTTCGGGGACACGTCCCCGGTGCTGTACGCCGATTAATTAGATTTCCAGACGCGAGCCGATATTCGCATTCGTATTCGAAGCATCGTTATTCGCATTCGCATTCGACACACCGCCATTCGCGTTCGCATTGTTGTACCCGCGATAGACCACACGGACTATCGGGAAGCTCCACCGGGTACAAAGTTACTGATTTAACAGGCAAAATGAGCTAAAGCATTACACTATCCACCAAAATAGGGCAGACAATATGCCGCCGATGACGGTAAGAGACCAGTCTATCCAGTCCCAAAGTCCGCCTTTCAGTTTGTCTTTGAGCTCCAGACAGGAGGCAGCGATAATGGATGCATACAGAGCCGTCCACGGATTGAGGGCGGCAAATCCTACAAGAAGACCGCCAATAAGGTGCTTATAGCGGTTGCTTTGTTTGAGAAATTCGATAATTTTGTTCATAACGAGTTGTTTTTGAAAATTGTTTTGTATATTTGCAGTGCGTAGAAATACGAAGGGACAGGGTCGCAAGACCGTGTACCGCCCCGAGGTCAGTTTTTACTGGCCTCTTTTTTGTACCTCTTTAAGCACTTTTTCGTCCGCTATGTAGAAGAATATATGTCCTTCACATTTTCTTCTTGCTTCTGTAATAGCTTTATAAAACTGAATGTCATGCGATGGTATTTCAAAAATCACGGCTTCACCTCCTTGTTTTGTAAGTGCTTTTTTGGCATATTTTACAATGTTGCCAGCACCGCCTTCAATACATTTCAAATCAGCTTTTATTCCGTCTATGGTAATGTCGTATGTCTGCCCTTCCGGTCTGTTGACTCCTTGAAGATATTCCACGTCATGACCATTGTCTGCAATAATTTTGCACATACGCATTTCTTTGTTGAATTTCAGGCGTTCCGCTTTGCTGGGTTCTGATTCATGGATTCGTTCCCATTGGGTTACTACAAATCCGTTATCATCCGGAGAAATATAGGTTCTTTCCCATTCGTTTTCGGAGTACGATTGAATTCTGTCCGCAGCCCCATTCCTGTTTTGAATAGAACGGATGAACTGGCATGCCTCGCAGAGTTCATTGTCAGGAATAGGATTCTTTGCCAGCTTCAGTTTTCCTTTCGCTATATCGCAATCCTTACACCGCTTGATGGTGTATGGGTTATAGTCGGGCATCGTCTTTTGCTCCATGCCTGCATTGAACCGGAACATACCTTTCTTGTCAAGTTCCAAAGCTGACTCCCCTCTTGCCATAGCCTCTTCATGATCCGTAACCGGATACTTGGATTTGCGTACCTGGACTACGGAACAGCGGCAGCCCCATCCGTTAGGCGGATAGAATTCTGCCCAGAACGGATCTGAAGCCGGGAGTGTAATGCCGGCCATCTCCGCATGGGTGGGACGTACCTTTGCATCCCCGGCCGTGCGGTACTGCAGATAATAGCGGTCACCGTCCTGCATGAACCGTTCCCATTTGGCCGCCATTTCAGCCGAAGCCTGTACAAAGTTGAATTCAGCCCGTAGATAGTTTGAATTGTATGTTTCGTCGATCTTCCGGACATCATTCAAAAAGCGTTCGAACGTCTTTCTATTGCCGTTCTCATCCAATAAGGAGGGAAAGGCTTCATTCAGTTCATGAAAGGTCTTCAGCCCGGAGAATACATAGTTGGAGCGCTCCAGCCGTTTGCGCATAGCCTCGGACATTTCCACCTGCCGGAATGATCCGTTCAGGACAGAGGAATGAGTTTCTATAAAATCCTGCGCTTCTTCGGATGCCAGAATACCTATTTCAAGGTTGGCCCCTTCCTGCCGGAACAGTACCTTCATCATGCGGTCGAACTTTTCACGTACCAGGTCAACCGGTGTGCATATATCTTTTCCGGATGCATACTGCAGCAAGGTTTTTGCTATTCCTTCATTCTGCTCCGGATTATGCAGATTGGAATATGACAGCAGTTCTTTGGAGAATGTTTTCCCCCTGAGTGTTGCGCTGATCAGCTCGGCTTCAAACTCGGCCCGGTTCTCCAAGGCATATCTGGACAGTTCCTTTTCGATAAGTTCCTTGTTCACCTTCTCCATGTTCCACTGGTGCTCTACCATGCTGTAAGCTTTGGGCTCCAGCAGCGCATCGATGTGGTGACCCAGTTCATGAAGGAATGTGTTATCCTGTGCACCTGAGCGGTACTGCATTTTCTTTTCCTTGTACGATTTGTAGTCCCGTTCACGGAGTTCGTTGAAATACAGAATACCGTCATCACCCTCAAACATGGGTGCCCGGTATTCTGCCCCGGAAGTTTTTCCTCCTTTCTTTTTTAGCAGTCTGGGAAGCTTGATGCCATGTTCCAAGATAATACGGGCTGCATCTTCCGCATCTTTTCTGGCTTCTTTGTTCTTGATTATTGAAGCCCATTCCTTGGCCATTTTTTCGATGTCCTCCGTTTTTCCCGCCTGCAGGATGGGCTTCCTGTTTTCCAACAACCGGGAATATCGCTGGTGCAGCCCCGAATAATCATCGGGGCTCAGTCGAAAAAACGGGACAGCGTTTCAGCCGGTTTGCCGTCTTTCTTTTTTTTCGGATCTGTCGGGTCCGGCTCTTCCTTCGGCTCCTTCTCCTCGCACGGAATGCCGTATTTTTCCTCAAAGTACTGTGGCTTCACCTTGTAGTGCTGCAGTACCATTTCTTCGTATGCTTTCTGCTGTTCGGGTGTGTAATCAATGGAGTAGTCCCAATCAAAGCGCAGCCCTTTGACAGGGAACCCGTGGCGCACCATTCGCGGAATGAGCTGGTTGTTCACTATATCCCGAAGCATATCACAGTCGCTTTCCACAAGGTTTTGGAACACTTCAAGGTGCGTTTCAGACTGTGAGAGGCTACTTCCGTCCTCGATGGTCATCGTCTGCCCGATGATAAGCTTTGACAGTTCGGAGTTGGCCCGATCGATTCGCTTGTCATAGACATTGAATGCATCTCCCTTGCCGCTTTCCACAAACTCGATTTCGGTTTCCATTCCTGCCACCATAGAGAGGGCAGTCCCGGCTTCACGCAGCATTTGGTCGAGACGGTCAATCTCTTTCTGATCGCGCGAAGTGGTGCGTGCTATGCGCATGGGCATTCCGAATATTTCCCCGAAGGTGTCCCAAAAGGCCAGCATGTTCTTTTTGGGGATAGTCTGTGAAGCCGCCTTGAGATACAGCCCGAGGTCGTCAGGTCTGCCGGCCTCAATGAGCCAGTCGGAAAAAGGAGGCTGGCGGTAATCTATACCGGTAGTCCAGTCCTGCCCGAGGTCGGTTATGACACGTCCGTACTCAGGAATGACATGTTTGCGCGGAATAAGCTTCACATCCGAATAACAGATGCAGCCGTCGCCGTCAGTGCAAAGGTCGCCCAATTCGATGAGCGAATGCCCCCAGTAGATTGAATCAAGGGCATAGCGCATGAGCTGCTTGAACCAGGACTGGTCAAAGAAATGAACCGCTTCCTCGTTCTCATCCCCTTTCATATCCACGATTTTGAACGAACGTGCCATGACAAAACCTCTGCGCTGCTCCACACACCCGGAGAGATGAAGGTCTATTTCCGCGTCCCGGTAGATGTCGTACAGGCGCTGGCGGCTGGGGCTGTCCACATTGATGGCATACTGCCAGGCATCGCGCCAGTTCTTGATGTCCTTCCGGGTGAGTGCATCGGTGGTGCGTTGCAGGTCGATGACCATTTTCTGCACCCGCTTGATGTCTTTCCCCTTGGCCAGGTTGAAATTGCCGTATGGTGTTTGCAGTACGTTTTTCGGTTTACTGGAAAACATACCGCTGAAAAAGTCTTTAATATCCATAGTCCTACCAGTTATGATGAAGCTGCTTCTGACAGCTGTAAACAAATGAATTTCCGGACGGAAGCCCGTCCTCTCCGACAGCCAAGGGCAAATCAGGGACAATTTTCCCGGCCTGTACGCCTTCAAGCCACTTGATGGCCCGTTCATATCGTTCCTTGCGTATCTCGCTTCCCATCTTTTGCGGCATGGCTGCACTCATGTGGTAAAGTGAAATGTCGCAGGTGTACATGACAATGAGCCGGTTCCGGTGTTCATCCTGTGCAGAGAAAATGGCCGTACAGTCGTATTTCGGCCGTAGATAACCGGCAATTTCTTCCCGGGCTTCCGCTTCTGCATTGGTACGGTTTTCCGGGCTTACCTGAGAAATAACCTTCAATGCGTTGTCGCCGATGACAACTTTGTAATCTTCTTCTGTAATGAACATGACCTTATTATTTAGTGATGAACAATGCCATTTTTTCTATATCCCGGATAGTGGTTCCCTTGCGGAAACGGTGGCGGTGAATCAGTTCGCAGATATTCCTTTTGGGGACAACTTTCAGTTTGCCGCCCATATACAGGACGTAGTATTTTCTTCCGTAGAGCTTGGCATACTTGCAAGCACGGGCAACGGCACGTTTATAGCGCCATGCAAAAATCATTCTTTTAATCAGCTGTATCATGTTACCATATATTTTTGGCGGTCGGCCTTTTGCCGAACACCGGTTGAAAACTCTCCTGTCTTGAATTGCGCTGCAGCATCCAGATGGCTCCCTCGTCGGCATCCGGTGCATCATCGTGAATACGGCTGCCACGCTCCAGAGCCAAGGTCTGTTCGATGCCGGTCTGCATATCCGGCGATTCTTTCAACTTCTCATTGTAGAATACGAAACCGCGTTCCCATAATGGTGAGACCGCTTCGATGCGCTGGAGCTTGTCCGGCTTCTTTCGTTTGTCCGGCATGATGGGCAGTTGGTATCCACGCAGATTTCCTTCTGCCTCAAACTCATCCAGAATGACATCCTGCATGAAGTTCGCTTCCATAAAGAACTGGACGGCTGCCGTATCGCGTGTACGCTCGTAGAGGTCGTAAAGCCACCGTACCATTCCGGAAACGGTATCCTGCCGGACGTAACAGTCTATAAGGTGCAGTTCCTTCCCAATCTTGCCCCAAAGGCGGCAAGCCTTGTAGTCGTTTGAAGTGGTCGATTTGAAAGAGGGGTCGGTATAGCAGACCAGCATTTCATACTTGGACAGCCTGGGCAGTTTCTTGTAACGAATCCAGTCTGCCCGAAAAATAGTGCCGTCCACGATGGGGTTGTGCATCATCTCCTTTTCCCATGCCCGGTAGCCTACGAAATCCCTGTATTCCTGCGCTTCTTCTTTGGTCCATTTTTCGCGCCATACCGGTTCACCGTTCCTGTCTATGGCCTTGATGACGGATACATGTACCCCTTTTGTCTTGGTGAGATTGGCCAGCACCGAGTTTTTAGAAATGAGGTTCCCGACCATGATAAAACGTCCCCGACCCACATCCAGTGCACCAAAAAGGGCTTCTTTCACCCAGTCTGTAATGTCATGCACCCGTTTCTCATTGCGGCACAGTTCATCGTCATCCAAGTCATCGATGACGATGTAGTCCGGACGTGCTTCCCGGTCGCGCAGACCACGCGGAGACTGTCCGCGTCCGCAAGCCAGGAATTTCACCCCGTTGGCTGCCTTGAACTCCCCATCCTGCCAGGAGGCATTTCCCTGCTGCTTGCCGAAATCGGCAATGATGCGCTGGTTATGCTCCAGTTCTGCCTGAATATCTCCCAGCAGACGCGTGGCTGAATCTTCGCTTTTGCCGACCACCACCATGAAGTTGATGAGGCGCTTGGGCTGGAACATCAGCCACAGCGGAACAAAAATGTCCATGTGTGTGGACTTGGCATGGCCACGCGGCCACATGAATACTGCCTTCAGGTTGGGTGTACCTTTTACTTTAGCCGCTGCCGCATTGTGGAACGGTGCATTGTGGATGGTGCGTATGACTTCCCCGGTGGTTTTGTCACGCAAGGTGAGGAAGTGGGGAAAGTAATATTCACAGAACGCGGCATAGTTACCCTGCAGCCGCAGAATACGCCTGTCCTTTTGTGCCGGTGTCTCGTTGGCAAGCAAAGCCGTATCCGTGATGGACTGTACTCTTTTACAGTGTTCCTTCCACTGTTCGTATGCCTGTTTCTTTTCCGCTGCTGTTGCCATAGCTGTTTTATTTTATGCCCATCTGTTCGGTGATATACAGATCCTGGTACTTGTTGATTGCCCTGACCAGTTCCGGAGTCACTTCCGGGTCGATGGTTGAACGGTATTCAATCCATTTGGAGAATGCCATGAATACTTCAATGACATCCACTACATTGGCCTTCTTGTCTAACTTTTCGATCACCGCTGAAAGTTTGGCCAGTTTGTCCCCGAGACCGGCTACAAGTGCAGGGTCGTTTGATTCGTTGACTTGAGTAATGAGTGTATCAATGGTGAGCAGGAGTTTGTTTACCAGTTCCGGCCGGGTGACGTTCTTTGCCGCCCTTGCTTCTTTCCATCCGTCAGCCGTGCACCATTTTGATATGGTGACGCGTGATACGTCCACTTTCTCCGCAATTTCGGTCTGCTCCATGCCGGAAAGGAACAGTGAGCGTGCAAGAGATTTTTTCTTTTCGATTTCTGCCTTTGTCATATAATAAAGAATATAGGGTTAAAGGCAGGCTTCGGAGTCCCTTGCACCTGCCCGATTTATTCGCAAAGTTGTCCGCTTATCAGCTTGCAGCCAAAATAATGTGCAACGGTTTCATAGAAGTGTGCAACCATTGCACACTTTTTTGGCTTCCCGGTAAGTGCTCTGTAATATTGCAGCGCCAATGCATAAAGGCGTGGCATGAGAAAATGAGTAAACGTGTAAGAATTTCAAACGACAGCCTGAACAGCTACGGAAGCCGTGTGCTGACATCGGGCATGAGTGTGGAGCAGTATTGCCGAAACCCGGTACTGCTGTACATGCACCAACGCGGGAACGTGATTGGCTATGTGAAGGACCTTCGGGTGGAAGATGGTGAGGTAACCGGGGAACTGGTGTTTGACGAAGCAACCGACCTCAGTAAAAGATGCAAGAAACAGTTTGAATTCGGCAGCCTGAGAATGGTGAGTGCCGGAATAGATATTCTGGAACTGAGTGACCAGCCCGAACATTTGCTGCAAGGGCAGACCAGCCCGACAATAACCAAAAGCAAACTGTATGAGGTATCACTGGTGGACGTAGGTTCCAATGATGATGCCATCGTACTGATGAAGGATGGGAAGCAAATCACATTGGGAAAGGATGGTGATTGTCCTTTGCCACTAATTAATAACCAAAAAACAACAGAAGAAATGGAACTGAAACTTTTGGCCCTTCAATTGGGGCTGCCGGAAACGGCAACGGAGGCTGATGTTAATCGAGCCTTAAATGAACTGAAAGCAGCCAAGGCAGAGAATGATTCCCTGAAACAAGAAAACGGGAAGCTGACTTTGGCCCGTATTACCGGTCTTGTGGAAAAGGCAGTGGTGGAAAAACGTTTGGGAGAAGACAAGAAGACACAGTTTATCGAACTTGGCAAGAAGGTCGGTGCCGATGAACTGAAGAATGTGCTTGATGCCATGCAGCCCCAGGTGAAGCTGTCGGCAGTTTTGACAAACGTAAATGGTCGTGTTTCAGCACTACCCACTACATACGCAAAGTTAAGTGAAGTACCTGGCGATGCGCTATTGGAACTGCGAGAACAAAATCCGGATGAGTACAAGCGATTGTATAAGGCAGAATACGGATTTGAGTGTGAACTTTAAAAAAAAGAAAAGTATGATGAAGCATGTAACAATGATTATTATGGCACTGTTGTTCAATTCGCTGACCGGTGCCGTTTTTGCCTCTATTCTGGGAGTTGCCCCTATAGCAGGCGCTATTGGAATGAATGCAGTGGGTATGTTGGTAGGATATACGCCGGATACTGCTTCTATTCTTCGTGCTGGAGTGTTAAAAGAAGTCTGGACTGGTGAATTGGTTAAAGCTCTTCGTGCTGGACTGGAAGGGAGCTGGTTGGATGGGATACCTGATCAAAGTTCTATCGTTGAAAATGATGTGATACACTTGGTAGATGTTGGCGTTGACCCTGAAGTATTGGTGAATAATACGACTTATCCGATTGAAATCCAAGAATTGGATGACAAAGATATTGCCATTAAACTGGATAAATTCCAGACCAAAGTAACTCCTATAACAGATGATGAACTGTATGCCATCAGCTATGATAAAATGCAGCGTGTCAAAGAGAGCCACTCAAATTCTATAAATGATGCGAAATTTGCGAAAGCAGCCCATAGCTTCTGTGCAAAGAACAATACGGCTACTACTCCTGTGTTAAAGACAACAGGACCCAAAGTAGAAGGGACTAATCGTCTTCGTCTGATCCCGAATGATCTTGTGGCATTAAAAGCAACTTTGGATAACTTGATGGTACCTGCAGACAACCGCCGTCTGGTATTGTGTACAGACCATGTTAATGACCTGTTGCTTGTAGATCAGAGTTTCAAAGAACAGTACAACATCGACCGCAATACAGGTAAAATCGGAAAACTGTATGGATTTGACATCTATGAGTATGCCAATAACCCAATCTACACGACTGCCGGTACAAAAAAAGCATTGGCAGCAAAGCCGGAAACTGGGGAATTCCAATGTTCTTTTGCTTTCTATACAAAGCGTGTATTCAAGGCTACCGGGAGCACCCGCATGTATTTTAGTGAAGCTTCTACTGATCCGCAACACCAGCGTAATTTAATTAACTACCGTCATTATTTCATTGCTATGCCAAAGAAAGAGGATGCCGGTGCTGTAATGATGAGTAGCTATCAAGCATAAAAGATATGGGAAAGTTGAAGTATTTGGTAATTCACTGTACGGCAACTCCGGAGGGGCGTGAGGTATCATCGGCGGACATCCGCAAATGGCATACTTCTCCGGTTGCCCAGGGAGGAAGAGGATGGAAGCAGGTTGGCTATACCGACCTGTTCCACCTGAACGGAGGCGTGGAACGTCTGGTAGAAAACAATGAGGATGCACAGGTGGACCCTTGGGAAGTGACCAACGGAGCCAAGGGATATAACAGTGTAAGCCGTCACATCGTGTATGCCGGAGGCGTGGAAAAAGACGGTAAGACCCCGAAAGACACCCGCACCGGCTGTCAGAAAAAGGCACTGGAGAAGTATGTGAAGGATTTTCACCGGAAATTTCCTGATGTACGCATTGTAGGACACAACGAACTGGCAGCGAAAGCCTGTCCGAGTTTTGATGTGCAGGAATGGTTGAAAGAAATAGGTATTAATCAATAATAAAACCGGGTGGTATGGACTTGAGCGAATTTATGAACATTATCCTTGGCGGCGGCCTGGTTGGTACGGTGGCGACCATTGGCTCCTTGCGGGCTACTGTGAGAAAAGCGAAAGCGGAAGCGATGAAGGCCGAGGCCGGTGCTGAAGCTATGCGCATAGATAACGCTGAACATGCCACCCGTATTTTGATGGAAAATATTGTAAAACCTCTAAAAGATGAATTTTGTGAAACAAAGAAGGAACTGGCCCGCAATACGCGCGAGATGGCCCGTCTTAGAAAAGCTATTGATACTGCCGGGAACTGTCCTCATCGCGACGATTGCCCTGTGCTTGATAGGTTGCGCGAGCCACCGAAAGAGCATGAACCGGGAAGTCCGGACGGAAACGGCAAGCGCCGACAGCGCGAGCGGAAGCCGACGGGCGGGACTGATGATGGCGGGGATACCGGCGAGTGCGGTGAAGCTGACCATACCGGCGGACAGCCTCCGTAAGCTTCCTGAAGGTGCCGTGTACCGTGGCAAGAGTGGACAGGCCAATCTGATTGTAGGAACTGACGGTAGCGGTAACCTTGTGGCCGAAGCCTCGTGTGACAGCCTGCAACAGTTGGTGCTGTGGTATGAAGAAGAGCTGACACGCATCCGAAGTGAGACCAATAGTGAAACTTCGAATGACGTTCAAATGGAAGAAAAACGCCCTCCGAACCGGATGCGGACGTTTATCACAGGTGTATTGGCCGGCTTATTGGCCGGTGTGTTATTAACCCTCAAAGTAAAGAGACAATGAACAAGAATTTTATTTATGGCATAGCCAGCGTGAAGTTTGGCGACAAACTTGTGGGCTACATTGAGAAAGGCAGCTGGGACTGGGGCGGCCAGAAGCCGGAGAGCGTGGACATTGAGGCTGAACAAGTGCCGGATGCCCCGGTGCTTACCCTGCTGCAGAAGAACAGCACGATCAGCCCCACGTTTAACCTGATTCAGTTGGACTACAAGAACCTGAAGGCGGTGCTTGGCGGCAAGCTGGCTCCGAATGATGAAACACCCACTTCGTGGGAGGCACCGGAGGAATTGATCCAGTTATCGGGCAAGTGGGAAATCAAGTTTGTGAGCGGTCAGACGATGACGATACCCAACGGCGTGATTTTGGCCAACCTGGGCGGCAAGCTGACGCTGACGGAAGTGTCGAAGGTGGAATGCGAGCTGAAGATCAACAAACCAACGGAAGGCGGTTCCCCGTATAAGATTGCGGATTCTGCAGGCTAAATTTAAGCGGAAATGGACAAACGATTGGAACAACTGATAGAAATGGAGTGTGCGGATGCGCTGCTGGACAGCGGCGTGTCCGTTCCTCTTAAAAGGTGGAAGCTCACCTGGCTGAAACGCCCATTGGAGGTGCGTGTGACGATGAAGCGTCCGAGACTGCGCGGGCAGATTCTGCTGGCGAGGGAATACCTGAAGATGGGGGTAGAACCCGGGTGGCAGCCGAAGGACAAGACCGAGGAACTGGCCTTTGTTGCGGAACATGGCAAGGCTGTGAGCCGTCTGCTGGCCTATACGGTGTGCCGTGGCTATGTGTCGCGACATGTAGGCATCGGTGTGACGGCGTGGGTGCTTCGGAACTTTGTCGATTGGCGCTATCTGACGGCCCTGTTCAGGACATTTGAGCGCCTGATGGGCACGAAGGATTTTATGCGTATTATCAGCTCGGCGGCACGGGCGAACCCGATGAGTCCGAGACTGAGCCAGGCAAGGAAGGGGAGTTAAGGACCCGTTATGAAGGTTCCCATAGCCCTTTCGGCTTCGTGTATCAGATAGCGAGCGCGACCGGCTGGAGTGTGGATTACATTCTGGACGGTGTGAACTACCAGACATTGATACTGATGCTGAGCGACGCTCCGCGATATGTTCGGCAGAAGGGAGGCAGCGGTAAGTGTGACAGCCACCCGGAGCGCAGCGCTGAGGATGAAGCGAACGATATAGTAGGATTTTATCAAAGCAAACTGGAATGAGTAAACCTGTAGAAGTTGAATTTTTGATGAAGGATAACCTTACGCCCGGCATGAATAAAGCCGAGCGTGAGGCACTGGAACTGCGTAATACCGTCAGACTGTTGGAGGCTGAACTGGAAAGGCTGCGCCTTGCCGGTGAGACGGCTTCCCCAAATCTGGACCAGAGTGCCAATATCGCGCAGATCCATGCACTGGAGAAGCAGCTTGAGGAATTGCGCGCCCAGTTGAAAATGTTGCAAAACGAATCGGAATCTGTACAGGTCACTCCTGCAGATATACCTAATGCACAGCGCCAGTTCAACGGACTTCATAACAGCATCCAGCAGATGGCTCGTGAAATGCCTTCCTTGGCCATGGGACCGCAGATGTTCTTCATGGCCATATCCAACAACCTGCCGATTTTTACGGACGAACTGGCCCGTGCCCGCAAGGAATACGATGAGCTGCAGAAGTCCGGCAAGAAAGGCACACCGGTATGGAAGCAGGTTCTTTCCTCACTTTTTTCCTGGCAGACGGCCATGACCACCGGCATCATGCTGCTGGTAATGTATGGTGACGAAATCTGGGATTGGACGAAAGACCTGTTCAGCGCCAAAAAAGGCGTGGATGAATTCAACATATCGCTGAAGGAAATGACCGAAATAGAGAAGGACGGCCGTGCCCAGATGGTGCGTACCCGCTTTGAGCTGAAATCGGTTATCAATGAAATAAAGAACTTCACCGGAAGCAAGGAACAGGAAAAGGCCAAGGTGGAGGAACTGAACCGCAAGTACGGGGAATCTTTCGGGTATTATAAAACACTTTCTGAATGGTATGATACCCTTATCCAAAAGAGCGAGGACTATGTACAGGTTCTGCTACACCAGGCCAATGTCCAAAATCTTGTAAAAAAAGCTGCAGAAGCCGATGAAGAGGTGAATAAAATCAAGGCACAGAAACCGGAAGAGGCAGAAAGCGCCATGGGCTTTTTCGGGAAATGGGGACAATATATCATACAGTCCAACATGGCAGAATCCGGGCAGTTCTATGACGCACAGGCTGCCATTAAGAAACATGATCAGGAAGCTTATGACATACTGTTGAAAAATGCCGAAAACAAACGAGACGGTTATCTGAAAAAAGCGGAGGAAGAGGTAAAAAAAGCCGCAGAAGCATCCAAGAAAGGAAATATCGGCGGGCATATCGACCCCAAACAGCCCGGAAAGAATCCGGAAGCGGAAGCCAAGCAAAGGCTTGCCACAGAGCGCAGGCTGGCGAAGGATCTTGCTGCCCTGCAGGCTGAAAACCGGAAGGAAGAGATAGACCGTATGAAAGACGGCACCGAGAAGAAACTGGCGCAAATCGAATATGACTATAACGCGAGAAAAGAAGAAATTAACCGGCAGGAAGCCGACTGGAAGCGTGAGAACAAGGAAGCCGGCATATCCCCCGGAGATAACGGACTTACCCGTGAGCAACAGGATGCACTTGAAAAAGCCCGTGCCTCAAACACCGAGTCCCGGAAAAAAGCGGAGACGGACGTGTACAGGGAAGAGGCGGAAGCCATGCGTGACTATCTGAAGGAATACGGTACCTTCCAGCAGCAGAAACTGGCCATCACTGAAGAATATGCCGAGAAAATCCGCAAGGCACAGTCCCAGGGAGAAAGGCTGACTTTGGAGAAGCAGCGTGATGCGGCTGTGCACAAAGTGGACATGGAAGCCCTTACCCAGAAGATAGACTGGGGAGCAGCGTTCGGGGAT